ACAATTTATCAAACAAGTGCGAGTCTTCATGTAGTGTACTTACATCCTGTTTAAAATTATATGCGAGTGATTGTTTTCTTCTAAGATATTCTTTATAATTATCTGCACCTTCTCTTACTAATGTAGCAGGATAGACTTTATCTTCCACGATCATATTAGCTACAAAAAATTCGCGTAACTCGTCCTCCTTGAAAGTCCTTGAAAGTTTCACAAAAAAGAATTTATCTCTACGACTATCAAATGACTGCTGTGATGCTTTAGCAGCGTTACCATATTTGAAGTAGTCGAATGAGTCTGTAGTGAAGTGAAGTTTCAGAGAGAGGTACATTTTATAGACCTCTATTCCACTCACAGTTTCAAAAATGCTTTAGATGTTCTCTTCATGTAGTTGAGTCTTTGTGCGTCATATTTTAACTTCTCTTTCAATGGTTTAGATATTAACTTACTAATGCCATCCATCTCTATGTTTTTATCTTCACAGAACTGAACTATTGCTTCAATATAATTGAGATCACCTTCTTTGACGATACTTTCTATCTCCACTGAAAATTTAGCAGCGGTCATAAAATTCTTTTCAAAGATGTCATCAACCTTACCAGTTGCCATTGTCTCTCCTATAGGCGTCAATATACTCTTTAAGTTTTCGAGCGTATTTGATTGTGTCATAGATTTCAAAAATTTGCGGTTCGCCTGTCTCACAAGCGATAATTGTAACAAGTTTCTTGGGTATCAAACCAGTCAACTCTTGAAACATTATAGCATATGCTGTCTCCTGTGCAAAGTAGTCGTGTATCCATTCTTCACGTTTGTACTTTGTTGAGGTTTTGAAGTCTATTATTGCTAATTCTCCTTTGTATTCTCCAATACAATCTACTCTTCCTGCCATTTTCAAGAGACTAGAAGACATTGATTCCTCTAGGGCATGTATATTATCAATACTATCTAGGTAGGGTTTAATCTGGTAAAATAACCCCATAGATAGTGGATCATCACTATATTTACTAATTGATTTATTTTCTAGATATAACTCACATAATTTATGGCATTTATTACCTCGTGTAGATGCACGTTTTGATATAGCATTTGCTTCTTCTTCACCAACCTTTTGTCTCCACTCGAATATTGCTTTCTTCTTAGAATGTCCTATCACAGTTGTAACAGAAGGGTAGAGAGAATCGCCAACACGATATCTCCTACCCTCTGGTGTAGTTGTTGCTTTTAACTGTGGAAAGTTATGTATGTTTAAATGGTTAAATGCCAAGATTCAATTTACTAATCAAATAAGATTTGACTAGACCAGATCTCACGATATCGTCAATGCCAAACTCAATACTTTCAAACTCATCCATGTCGTCAATAATTTTCTTGAAGTCCATGATACCAGTTTTCTCATGTGCTTTTTGTAAGTCAGTCTGTGCAGCATCACCTGCGAAGACAATCTTACTATTCACACCTAGTCTTGTTATTATACTATCTAATTCATGAAAATTCAAGTTTTCAGATTCATCAACCAAGACTATACTGTTATCTATGGTAGTTCCACGAATGAAACTTGTAGACCAGAATGATATAGTATCCTGTGATTTCAGATTACTATAGAGCATTTCAAATGATGGATCATCAGGCATCTCAAACATAAACCTTACCATATTCTTATATGGAATCTGATAAAGGTTTGCTTTATCCTCATGGTCGCCTGGTAGGAAACCAATCTCTCTAGTAGGAACTAATGACCTTACAATATACAGTTTATTATAAGGTGTTCTTTCATCTAAGATATCTTTAAGAGCAAGGTACATGGTAACGAATGACTTACCAGTTCCTGCAGCACCAAATAGGAACAGATGCTTATTTTTCTCCCATGCATCGAACACTTTCTCCTGTGATGGAGTTAGAGGTTTGATGTCTAGTAGATGTTCTGTGCCAATAGGTTTACGTCTCATTTGTCTAGTTGATAATCCAACCATAGTAGGTTGTTTCTTGCTTTTTACAGGCATACTTAGATTTTCTCGAATTTAGCGTAAGGGTGGTGTTTCTTGACGTTGTTTAAACGATCTTTAAAACCTTGAGGAAGTTTGTTTTGATAGTCACCAACTTCACTGACTGCAGATGCTACACCTGCTTGCCAATTCTTCTCCCATTCGGGATTGGCAGTCCTCCACTCCTCATATTGAGAAATGGTCATATTGAGGTCTTGCTCCTCACCTGTTTGGTAATTTTTAACTGAATACAGTGGCATTACTTATACTCCCAATTCAATGCTTTACTACAGATAGGGAACTGTTGTTTGAATATACCACGTACCTCTTTCACAATGTCCATGTGTTCTTTTTGAGTCCCGTGTGCACTTCTTAACTCTATATAGTGGATCCATGACCGAACACTACCTGTCATGTACAATCTGGTAGGTGTCGCTAACGGGAGAACAAATCTCGCACACTCCTTCGCAATACCCGAAGCGAGGAGTTCGTTGTATAAATCCATCGCTTCAACAAAATGGAGACCAATTTTGTATTGGAGATCTGCTTTTTTGTTCTTCGGTACGTCATCTGTACTGTTTTGTCTATTCTTTGTGTCCTGATGTCTAAGATCAGGTATAGGAATCTCTTCTGCTAACAGGTTAGTGTCAGCATATCTTTGACTAAACTCTTGAAAAGTAAAAGAACGATGCCTTAATATCTGAGCACCAAGACCTCTAGTGGTCTCGATCTCCAGTGTCATGTGTGCTTGCTCGAAAACTGACCAATGACCATGCTTTATGCAATATCCCAATAAACCATCCACGGTTGGATTGCTTTGATTCTTGGGATTGCTCACTCTCGCCACGTACCCCATCGTTTTTTCTGCGTCTGGAGTTACGCTCACTAATTTTACTTTCATGTTTTAATTCACGTTTAATCATTTTAGCATACCATATTTCTTTTTTGGTATACCAATCAGGATGTTCTTTTGCTCTTTTTATTAATTTTTTTGCTGCTTTTTTGTCGTTCATGATGGGTTTTAAAACCTATCCATTCATTGATAACATAATTAGACCTGATTGGATATTGATTCCAAAAGAGCAAAAATGAACGCATCGTCTGAGTTTCCCCAGTGCGTTCGCTCTCTTTTAAAAGATCTAATAGTTCTATATCACTATTTATTTGTGTGATCATATAAAGCCTCAAACAAATTATCTGCTAGGTCGTCAATGTCTTGACCTTTAGGATCTGCTTCAAATAGGAAATCCTTTGGGTTCTTTCTCTTCTCTTTGAAAAGATCATTTGCTTGACGAGAGATATGTTTTGGTATCGAAATTTCCTGGAGAAATTGTTCCTCCGCAGAATCCGATTGATTTGAGGTGTTTTGATCCGATTTTGTCATAGTAACAGTCGAAAATGTCTACTTTATTACCCATTACTATATCGTAATGGTCGGAGTAATGTTCTTCTCCTTTTTTCATGTCTAGGTAATGAACTAAACATGCATTTGTTGGAAGTTTTTTATCATGTGCTTTAGATACCTCACATGCATGATGTAAGACTATAACACGATATTTGTCTTTGAGATTAGCAACTTCCTCATTACTCTCCCAAATCATGATCTATTTCCCCATTCAATTGAAGGGAATGCTTCAGATACTACTTGCTTAGTAATCCTATACTTTGCTTGTAAGTCCTTGTTACAGGCAGATACTAGCATGTTTGCTTCATCCTCATGAAGACCTTCTAATAACTGTACAAAGAGTTGTTCTCTCTTCATACCTTTGATAGAACTGTCTCCACCTTTGAAGAACCTGTATAAACCCTTATGCTCGTGTGTTAGACGAGTATGCTCTGTACCTGCAGGTGCATCGTTAGGATTAAAAGGTACTTCTCCTTCTGGTAGAAGGAATTTTAATGATTCATCAAAATTGATGATTAAGATTGCACGTAAGGCATCTTGATTATACTCTTGGAGTAAATCTACCTTTTCCTTCTTAGTCTTCGCTGAGGAGACCTTTTGAAGGATTTCTGTTATAAGTGCATCATTAGGTAATTTTCTTGGTGCCATATCAAGTCACTTTTTTAGTATTGTATCATACTTCATCGTCATCGTCAAGTAGATCCTCAGGATCTGCAAATCTGACAGCGAGAAGTTCTTCATTTACATAAGATCCACCGCTATCGAGGAACTCAGGATGTAAATTGTCTAGTTGTCTCTTATATGTATGTTTCGCCACAGCCTCGTGATATTGCCACCCTATGACCCCTCCTAATAAGAGAGCTAAGAATATGCCTATCCCAGAAAAGAATAGTATTACACTAGTTTCCATCGTCTTCCTCCTTACGTATGTCTATTCTAATACGTACCAAACGATCTAGCAAACGAAAGGTACGATCAATGTTGCTTGGTCGTACCGCCCTCCTTCTCGGTAACATAATCTCTATACCCCTATTTAGAGCGAACTCTTCGGGACTTTTTATCTTTGTACTTTTCTGCATCACTAAGAATTTTGTATAGGTATTTTCTGATCTTTCTCGCTTCAGATTTCGTCCAATTCGGGTATGCTTCCCGAATAAAGGAATGACCCCCCTCGATTACGAGGTCAAGGTCATCTAAGGTTATTCTAATGTTCTTGGCAGTTCCACAATTAAGGAAATCTACTATTTCACGTTTTGTTAGGTTGTTATGAATCAAATACTCGTACATTTTGAAATTATGTTTATGTGCAAACATTGCATCATTGACAGCGTTTTCTACAATGTCAATAAGTACGTCTTCTTTCTCCATTAGACCATATTATGCTCTTTGAGGTATTTAACAGTTTCAGTGCATCCTCCTAACTTTTTGTTATTTAAAAGCACTTGTGGAAAGGTTGCACCCCCACCAAACTCTTCATAAAACCCGAATCTGTCGAAATGCTCATCTAATTTATACTCGACAAACTTAAAATTTGCTAATTTCAAGACTTCGGTAATTTTAGTACAAAAAGGGCATCCGTCCCTTGAATAAACAGTAAAATTCATTCTAGTCCATTTTCCTGATCCGACTTTTTATTTAGTTCTTCCTTATTGCGTTTTTTCAATTCTCTGTTACTCCAGATACCAATTGCAATAATACTGAGATATGCAAGTGTGTCATCCAACATAACAAGGAAGAAAATGGTAGATCCACCGAATCTGATCCATTCTGGAAATGGTCGTATTAGTCTGCCACCCCATTTACGGAATGTGCCTTCAAATTTGAAATATAGGATTATTAGTGCTGTAATCACAAATTCTGAATATGGCACTACAAAGTAGCAAGACAGAAATATGAAAAGTGGCCAATAATGCCTTTCATCAACTTTTTTGATCAAATTGAAGTATTTGTCAAGTAAACGTTTAATCATAAAAAACCTATACGGTAAAAAATGCCCCAAATTTTTTTTCCGACTTTTTTGGGAACTAAAAGTCGATTTCCCTACAGTATAGCATAAAAAAAGAGGGTGTCAAACACCCTCTGAATTTATTTCTAGATATATGCGACCTAGAATGTGTACTTAGCACCAACTTTAACACCGTATGCATTGTCAGCAGTCTCGTCTGTAAGAAGAGATACTTCACCGTATGCACCGATTGAATCAGTTAGGTCTAAAGAACCACCAACGTAACCAATGAAGTCTGTTGAAGACTCACCGTTATCTGGAGATGTTACTACAGGACCACCTGATACGTACCATGACTCACCTTCGTATCCAATTTGGAACTCAGTTGAAAGTCCAGTATAGTCGTCACCTGTGTAAGATGATACTGTTTCTACATTCACGTAAGGACCAGCAAATGCTGCACCAGCTAGTAGGAATGGAGATGCTGCCACTGCAGCGATTGTTGATTTAATAGACATGTTTGTTTTTTAGTCTCTCGCAAGAAAAAATCCTGCGGATGATACCACTCCCGACATGGAGTGATGTTTCTACGCAGGGTTACGATCTTTCGAGTCCTTTGTAATGGTATTTAGTGTAGCACGCTACATTTATTCCGTCAATACCCCATTTGCTAGGGTTTGAACACTTTGCCAATCTTTCTCAAAAAGTTCTAAACCTTTGTCTGTAAGAACATGTTTATACATTTTGTGGAAAATGGCAGGAGGTATGGTACAGATATGAGCACCCGCAGCAAACGATCTACTTACATCTTTTACGCTTCGTATAGATGCAGATAGTATCTCTGTTTCGTGAACAAATTGCTTTTCGTATATGTCTGAGATTTCTTTGATCAATGCAAGACCATCGAAAGAATTGTCATCAACTCTTCCTACAAATGGAGAAACATATGTTGCTCCTGCTTTTGATGCTAGTATTGCTTGTGCTGCTGAGAATATAAGAGTGACATTTACTCTGATATTTTGATTTGCCATCTCTTTGCACGCTTTAAGTCCTTCTGGTGTGCAAGGCACTTTAATGGTTACACACTCACCAAAGAGACCTATAAGTCTACTTGCTTCCTCTAACATCTCCTGAGAGGTGTCTGCAACGACCTCCATGCTATGT